AATTATTAAATAATCCCCAAGAAGTACCACCAGAACCATAAGAGTTTTGAGCAGCTAACATATCATCAATATTTAAAGATAAATCTCTATTTAAAAATAATACATTTTCCTCAATAGCTCCTTGCTTGTCTAATTTCTTAAGCATGTTATCGAAATCAGCTAAATCATCAGAAGCAGAAGAACCGTCAATACCATCTTCATGGATGTGACCTCTATCTTTTACCGCAGCAAATAAACCTTCTGTTCCTGCGATGTCCGCTAAATTTGTGTTAACGTTTTTCTCTGATTCAATCATAGCCATTTCTAAGTAATCTTCGAATCTTTTTCTAGTATCACCTTCAGCTTTGATATACCATAAGTAACCTGACTGACCAGCCTCACCTGTGACTTCAACCCATCCAATTTGAGAAGCATCAGATCCAGAGATCTCATATTTGTCTTTTAAGATAATTGGGTTATTAGTGTAAGACTGGAAACTTGGCTTAACTGCTTCGTTCATACCAGTATCAGCTTTTTTAAACTCAGAACCATATACAAAAAGTTTAATTCCAGCTCCAGCTGTTAAACCTCCACCAACACAACCAGTAGAGTTTGTATAACATTTAACTGTTATTTGTGCAGCAGCAACTGCTGATACATAAGCTTTTACAACTGCCGTACCATCACTTACTACTACCGTTTGTCCTACTCTAATAGCGTGATTAGTAAGTCCCGTAATGTCGTTTGCACCACTTGAATCAGCTACTAATGTACCACCTGAATAAGATAGGTGTAATCTTCCTTGTTCTGACCAAATAATTTGATCTGAACTCATAGGCATTTCTGCGCCTACCATTTTCAAAAACCCACCAACAGATCTATCACCGAACTTTTCAATTTCTGCCTCATATAAGTCTGGAACATATTGTTGCGCCCATCCTTTTTCTGCAGCAGATGTAAAATCAATGTAATTTGTTGACAAAGTTTGTTTAATTGGAGCTGGAGTTGTAGTTCCGCTCCCTAATGTAATTGCCATAATTTGTTTTTTTTAAAGTTATTTTTTAATTTTAATTCTTAATTTTGAACTATCATCGCCGCTTATAGCTCTTACTTTCATTCCACCAGCATCAATATTTTGACCAATCCTTCTAGGATCCATATTAATATTTTTAGCTTCTAAAGACATTTGCTTTATAGCATCTGACTTTCCTTGTTCATAAAAATGATTCGCTATTGAATCAGCGTTTCTAGCAGCATAAAGTGCTTTATGATAACCATTAGCATCTTTTAACATATTTTTGTCATCTAAGAACATCTCAAATGCACTTAATATGTCACTTTGTGCTTGTTTAGTTGTCTGAACATCTTTTACGTTGTATCTAAACTTGTTTTCACCAACTTTAAACTCAAAACCTTTGAATTTATCACTGAAAACACTATTAGTTTGATTAACAAAATGTTCATTAGACTTTTGCTGCTGAGCAGTTAATTCGTTCTGCTCTTTTTTATAATTATCATAAAAATTTATAGCTTCTTTAATTTCCGGAGAAAAATTAGAACCAGATTTTATGTCATTATAGTATTTACTTTTTGCGTTAGCTAAATATTTTTTTGCGCTAGCGACTTCTTCTTTGTAGTTTAATTTTTTTCTTCTAATATCTCTTTCCTTATCTATTTCATCATCATAAGAAAATTTATCCTCTAACAAAAAATTGATTTCATCATTGTTCAAATGAGGTTTTGTTGATTTGTAGTATTCTAACAATAAGTCATCATCACTTAGTGATTCAACATCAACATTTAATTTTACATAATCCTGTAATGTTCCGCCAGTTTCACTCATAAAATCCATGAGTTTCTTAACATCTTCAGGGTATTCTAGTTTTACTTCTTCTTGTAAGACTTGACTTTCTTCGGGCTGCTTTTCTTGTATTTGCCCTTGCTCTTGCACTTGTACGCCATCTTTTTCTTCTTTAATTAATGTTATTACTTCTTCTTGTTCTTGAGGTTCAACTTGTTTTTCTTCCTCTTTAATCTGTTCAACTGGTTCCTCTTGTTTTTTAGCTTCTTCTACTTTTTCAACAGGAGGTTGTTCAACTGTTTTTTCTTCTGGTTGTTTAGTTAAATCAACTTTATAAACACCATCTTCTTGTTGTCCACTAGTTTGATCGACTAATTCTTGTTCTTTTTCAGCTGTAGACAAATTGTCTTCAACTGGTTTCATTTTGATTTCTGACATAATAAAATATTATAAAATTTAAAAAATTATCTTGGATCAAATTGTTCTAATCCAAATCCACCTAAATTATCAAATCCTGCAGATTCAAAATCTTTTGGTGGTTTTCCAGTTTGTCGCTGGTTTATAAGCTCACTTTGTTGTGTAGCTTGTATTTTTGTTCTTTTGTCTTTTCTGTTTTCTTTGTATTCTTCTTTATTATTTATCACCTGTGTTTCAGCTTGTTTAAGCTGCATATTAAGTTGAAACTCGTGAAACATTAATTCTTTTTTAATTTCAGCTTCTCTTTCAAGCTTTTGTATTTCAAATTGATGTTCTATTTCTGACATTTTAGCTTTACCTTGCATTATCACCTGTTCTTTCTGAGCTTCACTCTGAGCAGCAGCCTGCGCAGCTTGTGCATTTGATCTGCTTTGAGCTTCAATATTTTCCATTTGAAGTTGTCTATCTTTTTCAAACTTTTTCTTTCTTCTTAGTTTAAGTAATTGATTAGCTAGTTTTAAATTTTTGACCTCTCTCGCATCAATAGCATCTTCTATTTCTATTTGCTTTTGTTGTAATGCCATTTGAATATTATTTTCAAGAATTTGTTTTTGTTCTTCATCTGGAGCTAATTCTAAAAATATACCAAAATCATGCAAATGTAACGTTTGTATTTCTTTTAAACTAGCTACATTAAATTTACCAACACCATTTATAAATGCTTGAGTTGTATTTCCATATTGTAACACATCAGAAACTCTTAATGATATTGCTTCTGCTGTTTTTAAAGTTAAATATAATCCAGCTTGTAAAACATGCCTAGTGGCAACATTTGAATTAGCAGCAGCTATTTTTTGTAAGCCTACTAAAGCATTTTTATCAGGCATACTACCATCTCTTGCTTCATTTAAACCAGTCACATCTCTAATCATTTGTAAATAATAATTATAAGATTGAATTAAACTAGCTATTTTTTGTCCGCCAGAAGATGATTGTAATTCTTGAACTGGCATACGACTATGGTTATATTCACCATCTCCAGTCATAGATCTACCTATAACAGAACCTGTTTGGAAATACATGTTTAATGCTTCTTGTGGATTGTAATTAGTTCCGTTACCTAAATCTATTTCAGCTATACCATCAGCATCTAAATAAACACCATCTGGTACCATCCTTGATAATACTTGTTGTAATTTTAAATGAGTCAATTGAACCATATCAGCAAATGTTGTCATTCTACTTACTAAAGATTCTATTTTACCTTTATAAATACGTGGAGCAACAATACTATAAGATAATTGTGCTTTTGTTATATCAGAATATGGTCTTGTCATATTTTCTGCTAACTTCCATTTAAGTAGTTTATTTGATCCAATTATTTTAGCACCTTCATAAATAACCTCTATTGATCTATTTACTTTTTGAAACCTGTTTTCTGCATTTTTTGGTGGATCAAATTGATCAGTCTTTTTTATAGATTTTTGTGAACCAGTTGATGTTTCTTTAATTTTATAAACTTGATTATTAAATGTTTTATATTCAAAATATAAAATATAAACGTAATTATTATCTGGAGAATCTGCAGAAGAATAAGACTTATTATATAACATAGCACTATTGCTAGAGTCTTCTAGTTCTTTAATATCATCACTGTTTAATTCAGGATACTGTTTTTTCAAATCAATTAAGCTAACTCTTTTTACCTCTCCTACATAATATATATCATCAAAGTATGGTGATTCAGTATATGAATAAACTAGATCAGCAGGATCTACATAATCTATTTTTATACCTTCAGAAGTATTAAAACTATTTTTAACAGCTCCAATACCTAAAACAGCTAAATCATAATCTAATCTCTTTTTTAATAAATCATATTTATTATAATCAAAAACATTATTTATTGCTTCTTCTTCAGCTATTTCTATTGATTGTTTATAATCAAGTTGCATATGAAGTTCTAACTCTTCTTGTGTTTCTGGCAAAGTTTCTCTGTCATTATTGTACATGTTAATTGAAAAAGAATCTTGTAACTCATCAAATAATGATTTGTTTTTCATATCTCTAACAATAGAATCAACATAACTTGTTCTTGTATCTATAGAAGCTTGATCTTGAGAATAAGCTTTTATATCATACATTCTTTCTGATATACCATTTACTACAATATCAACAAATTTAGGAATTATAGGTATTGGCTTCCAGTCTAAATTTAAATATGATAAATCACCATTAATTGATAATTCATCTTTATATTTTTGTATGCTCTGCTCTCCTCTAGCATAAAGCCTTAATCTGTGAAATTGATCTCTATTAGCATAGTATCTAACAGAACCTGAATCTCTTTTAAACCATTCAGCTTCTATAGCTTTTGCAACTTCTAAACCATATGTAGATGAAGATTTTTCACCATCACTAGCTGATTGGCTAGGAAACCGTCCTTTTGTTATTTGTTTTGACATTAATTATATTATTTTTGAAGAAAATCCTCTGTTATCGTATTTTTTAAATCCAAAATCTAGTTTTTTAACTACTTTATCCGCTCTAGGAGTATATAAATGTCTATTACAAGCCATTATAGCTAATCCAGAACTTATAGTAGCATCAAATTTTGTTCTATTTGTTATATCAAACTTTGACCAATCATTTAATGTTCTATTAAAATACATAGAACCGTAAGATCCATCAGGTTTTATTCCTACATGTTGCTGTATATATGTTTCTATTGCAGCAGCATGAGCTTGTTTAATATCTTCACCTGTATTAGGTATACCACCAACTTCTTTTTCTGTTGTTGATAATCTACTATATGTTTTATCAGGTCTATTCATAGAATACCCTCTATAACCTCTTCTTTTTAAGTAATAAAGTAAACGAGGTTTGTTGTTTTCAGCTAATAGTGGCATCCCATAAAAAACTAAAGACATAAGTACATCTTCAAAGAATATTTCTGCAGTTTGTGGTCTTGCAACATATTCTAAAAAAAATGTATTTATTGGTGCATCTTCCATACTAAATTTAGTTAAACCATGCAAAGAACCTTTAGATCCTCTTCTGTCAACAGTACCTGATATATCATAAGAGTCACAACCAAAAGCACCAATATGTTCATTACCTGGTTTTTTAAAACCATTTTTCATTACAACATTGTTTTGTAAATTCATTTTTGGAATCCATGAAATATAAAATCTACCTTTCATGTCGGGATAAAAATTAACCTCAGTATCCTTAACTCCATTTTTCCATTGAAAATTACCTCTAGTAACAATACCACTACTTTTTAAATCTTCGTTGTAATCTATTTGCTCATATAATTTAACTAAGTTAAATATACTATTTTTTGTTTCATCTCTAAAAGCATGTTCCTCTGTTCTTGGAAACTGTCTATAAAACTCATTTAAAGCATCATGATTGCTTTTTAAACCATCTGCTTCATTTTCCCAATGTTCAATGACCCCGATGTCGATAGTTTCACCATGAGGTCCAATAGCTGCTTCTTTTGGTGTGTCGAATACAGGTAATCCATAAGTATCAATGAATCCTTCGTAATTCCATTCCATAGGTATAAACAAACTATATAATCCAGAGCGAGTCTGTCCATTTTTATTTCTTTTTGTGACGTCTGAATCATAATATAATTGTTTAAAATTATTTCCACCTTTATCAAGAGAGTTACTTGTTGAACCCATCATACATTTACCTATAATTCTACTACCTAATCTTAAGGTTGTTTTTGTAACCCTCCAGTTATTCAATATGTTTTCTGGTCTTTCCCATTTTCCAGCTTCATCATGAACAAGAAGTGCAAGCTTTTCACCATCATAACTGTTATCTCCTGTGTTCTTCCAGTCAATAGTTGTATCTAATCCCTCCATTTCTTGAGGTTTATCTTTGGATTCTAGTCTTTTACGTGTAAATTTTGAAGCAGGTACTCTATATGCAAGCTCAGTTTTAGGTCGATCCATACCATCTTGTATGGGTCTAAAAAAAAATGGATAATTAATTGATATTGGTACTACTTTATCTGTAAACATTTTTTTAGCATCAGCTCCAGATTTAGACAATATACCATAACGTGCGTCAGAAGATATAGTTGCTAAGTTAACTGTTTCTCCTGATGCCATAAATGAAAAACCTGAACGTCTATTTTTAAGGTAGCACATTCCATAACATCGTTTATCTGCTTTACATGCTTCCCAGAAAATGAAGAACAATCTGTTTGCTTCTCTAAAATCTGGTCTTCCTACATCAATTTTTGTCCATTGCAAGTACATGTAATGAGTCCCAGTAATATAAGTAGGATTACCTTTGTTATTGAACCAATGACCTTCTTCACGTCTTGTAAACTCTCTGTCAATATATCTATGCCATTTTTCTTTAAATTCACTTGGTAGTTCTTTCCAATCAAATATACTTTTAATTCTTTTTAGTTCTTTAGGATATTCGTGTTGTTGCCATTTATTGTTTTCATTAGAAACTTTTTGTGTTTTTGGTAAAGCTATTTTTAAGTTTTGTATGCTATACACGTCTCCTATTTCACCTGTTTTACTTATAACCACTACATCATATTCCTTGTTATAACCATACTCCCATTTTTTTGATTTATTCAATCTATTAATAGTAGTTTTTTTAATAGGTTCTATTGTTTTATATAAACTTTGTTCGTACATTATTTAGATCTTCTTTCAGCAAAACCTTTAAAACTTTGTTCTTTTTTTTCTATAGGTTTATTTTCTAATAAACTTTCTTCTTCCTGTATCCTATTTAGTATTTCAAAAGCATCAAATATAGCTAGTTTTTTTGTAGCAGCAGCATTTTTTAATCTATCAGCAGATATATCATCATCTGAATCTACTATAGGCTCTTTAGCAACTTTTATTAATTCATCTACAGCTTTATGTCCAGCTTGGATTATATTCTTTTTCGTGTCCTTGACGTTCATATTTTATACAAATTGATTTAATTGGAACTCTATATAGTCTTTCGTTATCTATAATAAATTCATATTCACTATTTGGAGTAAATCCAATTAGTGTATTTTTTTTAATAATTTTATTGTTTTCTATATACTTAACAACACCTATTAATTCACTTTCTTTTTCTGTAGAAAAAAAATTATTTTTTTCAATAGGTTTTACAAAACAAAAATCATCAATTGATTTCCATGTTTTATTTTGTTTATACATGAAAATTTGATCTAAATAAATAAAATACTTATTTTCTTTAAAGTAAGATGAACTATCTACTTCTTCACCTCTTATATTATTATATCTTCTAAATATATTATGATGAACTATTACTTCATCTCCTATTTTTATATTTGTTTTTATGTTTTTAGGTACAGATAATACAATTGCATTTCTATTAACATACCTGTGATCTTCTATTTTAGTGTTTAATATTAAGTTTTTTTCACCTACTTTTTTAATATTATTATATCTTGATTTAATAGGTTCAACAATAAAAGCATATAAACTTTGCATTAATATTCTAAATTATATTCTACACTAACAGCCATATTTTTATTAAAATCTTTCCAAGGTAGTATTTCACCTTGTTTTTTTATAAATATACTAAATTTTTCTTCTTTTTCTACAATATCACATATAATATGGCCACCATATACTTCTTGACCAACGGCATAGTGCATTGCAGAATCTTTATAGTCTCTACCTACACTTATTTTTCTAATTAAATTCATATTTTATTTTTTAAATATACTCGCTGCTTTTTCTCCACTTCGTCCACCAAAATAAGCTAACACAACTGACATCATAACTTTTTCAAAAGTATCGTTCCATGTTTCACCTATATGGAATGGTATTGATTCTACACTATCTAATATTCCAGCCAATGAGAATATAACAATACACCACACTAAAACTAGAGGGCGTACATTTTTTGAAAGCCATGAATCTGACATAGAATCTGCTTGCCATCTCGAAGTGATGCTTTCCATTTCTTTATTTTGCTGTTCAAATATAAGTTGCTGTAATTTTATTTTATCCTCACTACTTGCATCAGATTTACCTATTGCTGCTATAGCTTCTGCTGGTGTTGAAGCTCCACTAATTAAATTACCTAAAGTAGGGTTTACTAACGATGCAGCACCGAATAAAAGTTTACCTACAGTAGTTTGTGCAAATTTCTTTTTTTTATCACTCATTTTATTTTATTTATATGGAAACATTTCGTTTAAACGTTTTTTTCGACCTTCACAACCACAAGGTATATTTAAACCTTTAGAAACTTTATCTACAATAGTTTTAATACCACTGGCTTTTGTTATTTTTTCTACAGTATCTCCTAAACCTTTTGATTTCATTTTTAATCTAATATTGATTTTAAAAAACTAATTCTATTTCTTTTAGCTAATCTTAGATTTTCTTTTTTATTTTCTTCTTCGAAGTCTATTCCTCTAAAAAGCATGGATCCTTTAAATTTACCTAATTCTTTTGATTCTAACAACTCTTGCTCAAACCACGCGCCAAACTCCGCATTTTGGTTTTTGTAATCATTTTGACCTCTTGTTGTAAATTTAGTTTTATAGGTTAAACCTAAAATAGCATCTAAACCAGAAAGATGTGTTGGGTTTGTTGGATCTTTTGAACCTTGACTAGTTCTTGAGAATTTTTTACCTACAGGATACTCCGACGCGTGCGTACCTTCGTGAAAAATAAAACTTTTAACCTCGCTAATAGGTGTTGAAGGCTTAGTATAAATCGAACCTGTACCACGATTTTCAGCCATTTCATGAATTAAATGAATTGTTTTTGTAGGAACATTATATGCAGCTCTAACGCTAAGGCCTGTAAAATTTCTTTTTTCATCATGAAAAGCAGGTCTTGATAAACCAAAATTCAATTGTTCCTCTAAATTATATCTATTAAAATCTCTAGCATGATATAAATATTTATCTGTGTTATATCTTCCTCTAGATTCATCTAATTCATTTACTTTTATAAAATCTTTATCTTTTGTATCTAAAACGGTTCTATAAATATTTTCTGGATAATATCTATCATAAAATTTATCATAATCAAAAGTCTGAGAATTTTGAGGTTGATACCTATTTTCATGTTCTTCGCTATAATAAGAATAATTTTTTAGATTAGGAACTGAATCTTTAGGTTTCATTTTGTTTCTAATGTTAATGAAACTATCTATTTTACCATACGAAATTCCACCCCTTGACCCTTGTGATAATGCACTATATGTATCAAAATTTACATTTTCATTTATTAATTTCACAAGCTTTTTATTTCTTTCTGCTGAAAATCTTTCAATTAATGCATTGTTTTTTATTTCACCTAAATTAAAGTTTAGTTTTTTATCCAATGTGGGGTATTTAGGATCATTTCTTTCTATGCTCTCACTTTTTTCTATACCTTCTTTATTAAAAAAATCTCTATATCTTAATGCTAATTTTAATCTATTAGATTCTTTTATGTTTATATTAGATAAAGTTGACTTATAATTACCAGTATTTTGAAAAAATTTTTTATAATTTTCATATTCTTCTTGCGTGGGCGCTTTGTCAAAATCTATATTATCAGAAAAATATATTCTTTTATCCTCGTATTTAGGTATTTTGTTTTTGTTAATTCTTCTAGTTAACAATGAATTGACAGATCTTTCTAACCTTGGTTTGGCTTTAAATTTTTTTAATAATTTAAGTATATTAGGATCTAGTTCTTCCATTTATTTTTTTGATAATTTATACTTACCTTTTTCCTCTTTTATATATCTTCTATCATATATTTCAAATTCATTTACTATACTTTCTAATGGTCCTTTAAAATCATACTTATCATATATAGATATATATTTTTGTTTTTTATCTTTATCATATCCAACACTAACTTGAAAATTTTGGAGTGGATCTATTTCTTCAAATTTATCAGAATCCATAAAACCTTCACGTATATAAGGAGTAAGTCCTTCTATATTTACAGTATCACCTACTTTTTTATTTTCTATTTTTTTTAATAATTTTTTATAATCAATAACATCATCACTTAAAGCATAATATTTAGCATTAGGGTTTTTTGATTTAGTAGGTTTGTATTTATTTTGCTTAATAATATATTTATTTTTAGTTTCTAAACCTAAAGACATAGCCCAAGCTTCATCACCTATTGTATAGTCACCATCTTTATCTAAAGAAGGAGGAGTTGTGTTGTTTATTCCTAGTTTTTTACCCATTAAACTAATCATTGTAGTTGTCATAGTAGTAATGTTTGGATAACTCAAGGGTCTTACATTATCAAATATAAACTGTTTATTCTCTTTTGATATATCAGAAAAATCTGTGTATTGAGACATTTTATTCATTATAAAATCGCTAACATTGTCCACTGCTTTAGCACCACGCTTTAATGCTGGAAAAACAATATCATCATCTAAAACATTACCACCTCTTCCTGAATTAGAAAATTGTAAATTTTGAGTTTCGTTTATTTGATTTTTAATTAAACTATTACCAAAACCTATATTATTATTTATAGATTTGTTTTTTTTAAAATTTTTTATAAAATCAAATATTTCAGGATCAAAGTTTTCCACTATTTTTTCTTATTAGGAACACAGTTGGGAACATTTCTACCACCTTTTTTCTTCATACCTACCATTTGATAACCTTTCCAACACGGATTCTTTTTTGATTTCTTTTTTGCCATAATTATAATTTTAACATTTCCAACGTCTTCTAGCTGCTCTACCTCTTTCACCTGTCCAACCTTTTGATCTAGCACAAAAAGATTTTCTACGTTTAGCTGCTTTGCTGCCTTTTTTCACTTTGCCTGTTACAGCGGTTTTTAATTTACTACCAGGGTTGTTTTTTCTATACTTTTTTACACCAGCTTTAGTCATACCAGCGCCTTCTTTAACAGTACGAAAGTTTCTACTTTTACCTTTAGTAGTTTTTCTTAATCTTTTAGCAGGCATTATTTCTTAGATTTTTTCTTAGATTTTTTCTTTGAAATTTTCTTAACCAATTTTGATTTTTTTCCGTAAGGCATAATTTTAATTTTAAGGTTTAACGTTCTTTATCTTTTATCATATCATCAAAAGCTTTATTAAAAACTTTATCTGTATATGATTTGTTTTTAAAAAAAATATTTTTTCTAGTAACAGGTACATCTTCATCACCTAATAGTATTCTGTAAACTCTACTAATTAATTGTTTTGTTTTAAAAGAAACACAGTATATGCTATATTTTATAGTTGTTCTATTTCTATTTCTCCAAACATCTATCCAACCCTCGTTTCTTAATCTTTCCCAACGATGTTTATCCCAACTATATGTGTAAACACCATCTTTAAAGTCTTTTATAGAAAATCTATTTAAACAGTCTAAATATATAAGAAGCTCTAAGTCTGCTTCTTTTATTTTATATGTTTTACAAGCCCACTTTCTTACTATTCTATAATACTTTAATATTTGTAATTCTTTTAAATCACTTGAAGAAAGTTTCATATAACAATAACAACATCTTGTTGTCTAATAACATAATATGTTTTATCATTATATTCAACCATATGGCCAGCATGTTTATCATAATAAATTTTATCATTTGGATTTAAACCATCTGTTTGGTTACCAACACTTATTATATGACCTTGTAAATAACGTATATCTTTTTTATCATTATTAGTTAATATCAGTCCATTAACTTTTTTTGATTCTTCTTTTATTTTTTCTATTATAATATAATTATTTATCGCCTGCATTGAGTCTCATATTAGAAATTACACAATCTGCAGATATTATAGTGCTAACAACACTAACCGCATTTTTTAAAGCTGTTTTTGTAACTAATACGGGATCTATTATTCCAGCCTTTAACATATTAGTTTCTTTACCATTTACAACATTTATTCCAAATCCTTTTTTATTGCTTTCTAAGTATGGTAAACCAGCATTTTCTATTATAACAGAATAAGGATATTTTATTGAGTTTAACAATATTTCTTCCCCTATATTTTCAGCTTTAATTTTTTGTGATGCATTTAAAAGTGCAACTCCACCTCCTGGAACAATACCTTCCTGTAGTGCTGCTTTAGTTGCATATATTGCATCTTCAACTCTATCTTTTTTTTCTTTTAACTCTACTTTTGAATCAGCACCAACTTTTATAATAGCAACAGAACCTGTTAACATAGCTATTCTTTGTTCTAATTTGTTTTTTATAAAAGCATTAGTTTCTGTTTCTATTTTGCTATACACACTTTTTATTCTTTCTTTAGCATCTTCATTAACTTCTTCTATAGTTAGAACAGTGTTTTTATCATCTGTAATGGACTTTAAGCATTCACCTAATACATCAGGTTGGATTAAATCTAAATCATCTCCTAGTTGCTCATCTATTATTTTAGCTCCAGTTAAACAAGCTAAATCTTCTATAGTATCTCTTTTAGTAGAAGCAAAACCAGGAAGATCAACAACATTAACTCTAATATTGCCTTTAACTTTATTAGTTAATAATGCAGACATAGGCTGTTGATCTACAGAAGCCACAATCAATAAACTTCTTTTTGTTTTAATTATATGTTCTAATACAGCTTGTATTTTTCTAATATTAGTAATTGGAGAAGCTACTATTAATATATAAGGATTATCTAAAATAGATTTATCTTTATTTTCATTTGTAGTTAAATGATTTGATTTTAAACCAGAATCAAATTGTACACCCTCCACATTTTCATAATAAGTTTTTTCAGTTTCTGACTCTTCCATTAATACAACTCCATTTTTTCCAACTTTATTGTAAGCATCTGCAATTATAGATCCTAAAACATTGTCATTGTTAGCTGATATAGTGCTAACATCTTTAAGCTTATCATGTTTAACATCAATAGAGATTTTATCTAAGTAATTGTTTATTTTAAATAAACCGCTTTGAAGACCTAGTTTTATATCTCTTATATTATATTTTTCTTTTTTACAATTTTTTAAAAGTGAGTAAGCAAGGACGGTAGCTGTAGTAGTACCGTCTCCCGCTTCTTTCACTGTGTTTTTAGCAGCTTCTTTTAAAAGTGTTGCTCCTATATTTTCTAAAGGATCAAATAATATTACTGATTCAGCTACAGTTACACCATCTTTAGTTATAACTGGTTTACCTAATGAATCTTCGTATATTACACATTTTCCTGAAGCTCCTAGTGTAGACTTAACAGCTTGTGTTAACTTGCCTACACCTATCATTATTTTGTTGTTAGCATCTGCCCCAAAAGACAAATCCTTAACTATCTCACTTGGGTTATTATATTCCATTTAATTTTATTTTATTGGTAAGTGGTTTTATTTAAAGCTCTTTACTACTTTAGGTCCTTTTAAGAACTCTATTTTTTTTAGATAATGTTCAATACTTCCGTCAATAGCAGCTTCACAACTATCAACTGTTTCACGTCTTGTAACATCTATCCATTTGTTTTCATCATTCAGATCTTTGTGTTCTGCTTGAAAAAACCCATTAGGTAGTTGAACTATACGCCAGTTTTTTTTCTCAACAATGTGTTCCCAAAGCTTTCTGGTTCCTTCGGGTATTCCTTGGGTACTATTGTTCCCCCAGGAATAGGTTTTATAAAAATAGGTCATGGTTAATGGTTAATATAGGTTTTATCTATATTATGCTTTTTTTAATACTTCTGGTCCTACAACTTCTTCTTCTTCGATTGGTTTATAGGTTCCATCTTGGATATTGATTTGAACTTTACCGTACTTTTCTTCAAGTTTAGCTTGGAACTTGTTTAAATCAGATTGAACTTCAACAGCAGCATGGTTAATTTGGTGCTTTTGTAATTCAAGGTTTCCAATTTGCGTTGCAGCGTTATTTATTTTTCCTACATAACCTTGCAATTCTTCTAATTGTTCTTGGGTAATTTTTTTTTCACTCATGGTTTTAAAATTAAAATGTTATTAAATTAAATTAAGCTGGATCTTCAGTTGTTTCTTCAACTGGAGCCCATGGCATTTCTACCTCTTCGTTTTTTGGTGTTATTTTATCGCTAATTTGTTTTTCAATCACTTCATTCATGTGATCTGTTGGGTGGTTAGCTTGTGCCCATGCAATTACATCCGCTTCTGTTAAATTAGCAAGCGCTGTAAAGTTTTCTGAATCAGGTGCACTGATTGGACAAGCGCCGTTAAAAACAGCTTCCTCTCCAGAATCAGCATCTGTACCTTTGTATTCAAAATTAACGTGTGTGATCACATTTGACAATCCGTCAAGTGATGGTGCTTTTTTCATAGCCGTGATCTTCCATTCGTAAGATAAATTCATAATTTAGTTTTTAATTGTTTGTGTTATAATTTATTATTACTTGTTTTTATAAGTTTCTAATTTAAGTGAATATACTAATTATTTTCTAAAGTTTCAAGCCTTGACTTAAGATCATCTATAATTGTTTGTTGTTCTTTAACTGCATTTATTAATACAGCTGTTAGTTCCCCATATGCAACTGATTTCAATCCTGAATCAGAAGCTTCAACTATTAATTCAGGTAACACAGCTTCAACCTCTTGTGCTAGTACTCCAATTTTAGTTACATCTGTATTAAAATCGGTTCTATTATAGTAAACACCTTTCATTGCTTTTACTTTATCAATAGCGTTTGGTATTTCAACTATATTTTCTTTTACTCTTTCATCTGAATTTTGTGTTAATGAACCGTTTATAGTCATGTTGGCGGACGTCATATAGAATGTAAATCTAGTACTTGCCCCTTGCCTCCAGTGTATATCTCCTACATTCGCATCAAAATATGTATGTGAGTTGTTTGTATGGAATCTAAAGTAATTTCCAGATGTTCCGCCTATGTATATATTACCTGTGCCTGAGGCGCCCGCTTGTATATTACCAGCTGTGTGTAAAGAATTTATATAACTAGATGTGCTGGGCCTTGTGTAATATGTTGTATTGTTATAATCATAATATATAGGTGACCTCATTTGATCTAGTGATGTTACACCACCTGCTGTATATATTGAAAGATATGTAGTATTAGGATTATAAAATCTTTTGTCTCCGTATACTCTTACATATACGCTATCTTCCATCCACATACCACCACCATGAGTATTACTGTACCAACCAGAGTTTCCAGTTGTTCTTAACCAATCGCTAGCTATGAATTGTTGAGCTTGAATACGATATATATTACTTGTAGAAGCAGGATTTGTATAATAACCAGTATTATCTGAATCGTAAAATATTGGTGCTCTATATGACCCCGCTGCAGTGCCATATCCTTTTAACCAGACATTTCCACTTGAACCATGGACAGTCCATGCTGTAGAATCACTACCTACAAAAGCAAATTCATTTGGGTTTGTGCTATTGCTCCATATGTTTCCAGGGCCGCCATTACCATTTGTTCCATATCTTGCACCACTATTTCCAGCCCAGAATAATCCCCATGTATTACTCGCTACAGTCATCATATAGGCATTATAATCACTTGCCAACCTAAAGGGATAGTTACTTTGCCCATCACCACTTGTGGTTACCCTCCCCAAAAACGCATCAGCAAATGTACTGACTAAATTACTTGTGCCACCTGCGTCTAAATAATATGCTGTATTACTATACTCGTAGAATATAGTGGCCCTTACATCACTAAAGTTTGTAGCAGAATTACCACCACCATTGATGCCACCATACAACCAGTTATGTCCAGCTGAGTAGATACCCGATGGATGCCATGAAGCTGAGCCAGTACCACCAACATTTCCATTGCCTTGGTATTGGTAAGCTTTCATTGCATAAGTATTACTAGTACTATTTGGGTTTACATAATAACTCGTATCACCTTGATCATAAAAAGCATTACCATATACGTTACCGTCTGAAACAATATTTTGTTTAGCCCATATTGTTGTGCTTCCTTGACCTATTGTAGCCTCAAAAGAACCATTAGCAGCAACATACATACCCCAATCACTAGTTTTACCACTACCCCATAAATTAGGATGTGCAAACCCTATACCATACATATTTCCTAATGTTGTACTATTAGGATTATACGAACTACCTATTGTATATATTGGGTTTGTATATGTTGAGTTCCCTCCTATGTTGTTATATGATCCCTCAAAATGCCCTCTATGATGCTCTGCTCTATTCAGTCGATCTATTACACTTTCTCCCGCGGGGTTTGTGTAATATGTTGTATTATTTGAATCATAGAATACTGGTGCTCTATAAGAATTGCCTGCATATCCAATATTACCAGTGTAAACATCATTAGTATCTAATTGAACATACCATGGCCATACACCATTAATTTGTGCATAAGAGGTAGAATCTGCGGGAGCACCAAGAACATAAAATCTATTTGAATTATTATGTAATACTACCGATCTATGATCTGTATCCCTTAAAGCAATTTGCGGAGAAGAGTGCCTTAAAACTATTTCACTACTATTGAAATAGGTATTTGTATCACCTAAATCATAAAATATTTCAGATCTAGCTGATGTTCCAGATAAATGTAATGCTCTATTGGTATTATTACCTGTGTAAAAATCTAATTGTCCATAGTTTGTTTGTATTCTTGGTATATTAGATGTTAATGGCGAAAGCCATAGATAAGTACTGGCATCATTACTTTGTATATTTAATGCAGATGTCCAAGCACCAGGATATGATCCCATTGAATTTTCAGTATCACCATCTTCTTTTATTGTTATTTGTCTAGGTAAACCTGTACTTGATGTATTAAATGTTGCTTTAGCAAAAGTAACCGCTGTACTTGTACTAGCACCTCTTCCTGTAACTGTTGCAAGTGTATCTGTTTCTGTATATCCTGTAATATACCCACTGTCATTTGTCCATTGAGATATATTACCAGATTTATTAGTAAGTGTATCTGTAGAGCTAGCTGTAATAAACCCATAACTATTATTCCAATTTGTATTACCATCTGTGATATAACCACTGTCATTAGTAAACATAGAAATGTTACCTGACTTATTTGTAAGTGTTTCAGTTGATGATGCTGTAATAAAACCATATGAGTTATCCCAATTTGTATTACCATCAGTTATATAACCTGAGTCATTTGTCCATTGAGATATGTTACCAGATTTGTTTGTTAGCGTATGTGTAGAAGATGCAGTTAAATAATTATTTGTAGTTAAATAACTTCCAACTCTTGCATCAGTATAATAAAGATTTGTACCTTCACTTAAATCGCTTGTACTCGCTGCGGCTATTCTAGCATCAGCTCTTGCATCTGTATAATATAAGTTCGTTCCCTCGCTTAAATCACTAGTTGACTTAGCTGCAAATGCAGTATTAAATCTTGCTTGTGTATAATATAAATTTGTTCCTTCGGATAAGTCTGAAGTTGATTTGCTACTTAAATCTAAATTGCTACCAACTTGTAATGCAATTCTAGCGTCAGTTCTTGCATCTGTGTAATATAAATTAGTACCCTCAGATAAATCTGATGTACTTAAATCACCTATTCTCGAATCAACTCTGGCGGTTGTAAAATATAGATTACTTCCTTCTCCAATATCTGAAGTAGTAATACCGTGACTTGAATGTAAGTGTCCCTGGGTTATTGACCCGTCTTGTATAAAATCACCTGATACTTTAGTTAATGCCATTTATTTGATCTTTTAATGTTTGGACTTCTTGAGTTAATTCTTGAACTGCTTTTATAAGCATTGGTACAAATACTGAATATTTTACTGATTTAGTTGGTGTTTCCGTATCACCACATTCATATACCATTCCTGGGAATATTTCTTCTAATTCTTGCGCAACTACACCTATTTGTTTGTTTGGCGTATTTGTTTCTTCATCTACATCACCTATGTAATTAAAGTTTACAACTCTTACTTGATTTATATCATCTAACTTTGGTGTTGCATCTACAATATTTTCTTTTAAGTTTATATCTGATAATTGCCCATAACTGTTGTTACTATTTTGAATATTACCATTTGAATATATTTTTATTCTTTCAGTTGAACCGCCTTGACCTAAGAAAAATCTTGATGTAGTATTATTATGTGCTGCTGCAGATATAACATTTATACCATAAAATTGTACAGCTGTTGTGCCAACTTGATGATAAAACATACATATAGGTTCGTTACTAGAGCCGTTTTCTATTGTATGAAATCCATACCCTGGACCATAACCAAATGTTCCAGTACCACTAGCTCTAAACCAGTTGTTGATAAGCTTAGTGTCGGCATTGCTAATTTCTACTCTATTGCTTCCGTTTGTATGAATTACAAAATTATCATTTGATGGGAAACCAATATACGTATTTAAATCACCTAAATGTCTAATATAATTACTTAAATGAATTTGATCCAATTGGCTATCGCTCGCTGGATCTAAATAATAACCTGTGTTATTTCTGTCATAATATATAGGTGATCTTACGTCATTGTATGATTCTAAAAATCCGTTTTGTATAATTACTCTATCTGATTCAACTAATAGTTTTCTTGAACCTGCTACAGCTAAGCCTAATTGATTAGTTCCTGGTCTATACATGCCAGAGTCTTTATCTTCAGCAAATGCTATTGAAGGTGCTGAATTTGTTCCATCAGCGTAATATTCATTAGCAGAAATTTTAATTACTTTCCAACCTGAGATATAACATGCTCTTGTTCCTGAGCCAGCACCATAATTAAATAGTGCCATAGGGGTCCAGTATTTTGTTCCATTTTCAAAAAATCCAACTGAATTAGCATCGTTACCTCTAATAATACCATTGACTTTAAGCCACGAATTTCCTGCGTTTGTATTTGCCATAACCCAATACCCAAAAGCTCCTGGATTACCACCTAAACTAGTAAATGATTCATTAAATTCATTAGAACCCATATAATGCGTTTGACCAGTACCAACATTTTTAATGTAACACTCCATGTAATATATAGCTCCTTCTTCAACTGGTATATATGGGAAACCAGAATTATAAACACCACCTACATTAACACCACCATTTATATATATTGCATATCCGCCAGGCGCATCAGCCTGTGCACTCCATGAAACATTACTATTTCCAAAGTATTCTTGTAATTGTTCGTCTTTCCAGGTTGGATCTATTGACCAAATTTCTTTACCACCTGTATAATGTCCTACCGGCCATTCTTGTGAACTAGATATTCTAGCATTCTCTAATAATAATCTATTCATTACGCTAAGGCCATCAGGATCTACATAATAAGCTGTATTACTAATATCGTAATGTCTTTCACTATAAGTGTTACCACTTGCGTCTACTCTAAATCTATGTGTTGAACCTGTAGCAAATTGTAAGTTACCTGCTGAATTTGCATTAGCATCAGAAGATTCGTAAATCTGCCAACCATTACCATTATTCCAAGTAATTCCTTCAGCATACCCAGGATCATTTATAGTAATAGTATTTACATTAGTTAAGCTACCATTATTCATATTAATACTAGATGTCTGCGATGTTCCAGCTGGATTAATATATCTTCCCGTATTATCTGTATCATAGAATATTGGTGCTCTAAAACTTCCCGCAGCAGTTGCAACACCTGAATCATCAGCTGAAAATTCTACAGTAGTCCAATTATAATCTACAACTTCAAACCTCCTACCCGTGCCTGTACCTAATTGAACTGTTAGTATACCTGCAGCTCTGTCAGATGCTCTCCCAATCCATGCTTCACCCGTGTTTGCCTGTGAGCTACCAAATGTACCAACTTGTATTCTACCTTGTAAATTTGCGGAAACTCCATTAGAGCCATTACTAGGATCAACATAAAAAGCAGTATTATCTGAATCATAGAATATAGGCGCTTGTATGTCTGTTGCTGCTGTAATTGGTGAGTCAAAATTCCACCTATCACTAGATATTTGTATACTGTGATAACTATTACCATCATACCATCTTTCTTTATATGGTCCGTAACCACTTCCATTATTAGTTCCTTTGTGAACTGCTGAATAACTTCCGTCAGCTCTAGCGTCTTGATATGCGTATGAGCCGTTACCACTTTGATATAAATTAAGACCGGATCCTTGCATAATACTAATAGCTCTCGTTTGAGATGTATCAGCAGGGTTTACATAATAATTAGTATCATTTGAATCGTAGAATATCGGTGCTCTGTGGGATGCATAAGCTATTGAATTACCGCTATTATCTACTATTAAAGCATTTATCGTATCTCCACTGTTATTGAATCTAAGCCCATGGCTTGGTGAACCTACAAAATAACCATTATTATCTAACGTTATTGCGGCGCTAAGTGTATCCGCAGCATTGCTTCTTAAATACTTAGGATCTGTTTGTGTTGTTATATCAAATGAAGTTATATAACCTGCGCCTGCATGATCGCCCCAACCATAAGCTGTATTCCAGTTTGAATCATTGTATCCTGACGCTGTTAATGTGCCAGTAAACGTAGCATTACCACTTGCAGTTATTGTTAATCTTGCAGTTTCATTAGTTCCTAAAACTAAATTTCTGCCAGAGCTATTATGGTAAACATACATAGCAGTATCATCCAAAGCAATAGCACCCTGATAACCATTACCATCAATCATTAATTGACCATTGGCACTTGAATCCATGCTAATATCACCATCATTTCCAACAGTAACATTACCTGAAAAATGTGCATTACCTGTTGAAAAATCATAAGACGAGCCTCTAAAATATGTTGCATAAGAATTATCACCAAAATATAAATTACCGTTAGAATATATATGGTCGGTTTGTAATGTTAATGTTCTACTATCGCCAGTTGATGATAACCTTAATACTGTACCATTACTTGTTGCGTTTTGTAATTCATGAAAACCTGTTCCAGTATAAGTGTTTAAAATCTTACCAGCAAAAGTTGCATTTCCTGATGCTCTAAATGTTCCGTTAACGTCAAGTTTATAAAAAGGAGTTAATGTTCCTATACCAACTTCTTCACTGCCATTTATTGTTATAGCTGTTGCATTTGCGTTGTCGTCAATACCTTGTGATGTAAAAAACCCATTTATGGTTGCGTTTCCATCAACAACTAAATTATTTGTTAAATCCCATGTGTCATCCGCATCGTCAAATATAAAACTCGCTTGTGTGACTCCATCACCTCTATATACAGATATACCAGACGTAGTTGCTGTTGCTGTATCTGGTGAGCCCTGAGTAGTGTTTAATTGTAATATATTATCTTCTACCTCGACTGTTTGCGTATTTAATATAGTTTGCGTACCGTCAACAGTTAAATTTCCACTTATAGTTACATTTCCTGTAAATGTTGGATTTTCTTCATAATTAGAAGTTATAACTCCAGTTGATGAATTATAACTTATAGCATTACCTGAAACACTAATTGCGCTTCTAGATCTTGCATCTGTATAATATAAATTTGTTGATCCCTCTGTTATATTATCTGTAGTTCCAGATAAACCACCTAATACAGGGGGTGTATATGTAAATATACCTGAACTATTATTATATGCTAAATTACCATCACCTGCCGCCGTTCCTTCTGTTCCTACACTTAATAAGCCTCTTGCTGTGCTTGTAAATTCTGTAGGTGTTGCAACTCCAGATGAATTACCTAACCAAAAATAATCATTAGTAATATTTGGTACGTCGTTTGTTCTAA